CATCTTGTCTTGCTAGTTCTTGATAATATTCCATTCTATCGCCTTTTCCAGTATAAGGCTTAGATATTATATCGGATAGTAAGAACATAAAATTCTTATTATTCATAGAACTATCTATATTATCAATTTCTGGGAATACTGTTAAAGATAAAGCATAAGCAGATGCTATTGCTTCTGTAAGGGCATTTGGATTATCTTTATTATAATTAGTTCTTGTAAAAGCATCAGTTAAAGCTTTAGCCTTTGCTTTACCTTCTTCGCCATAGGACTCTAATTTATTTACAAATGAAATTTTGTTATTGCCTGATTTATTGTTATCATCAGTTTTATCAAATAGCTTTTTAAAATGAGTATCAGAGAAAGTATTAAATCCATTTTCTCTATCTCTAAAATAATGTTCTGATGCTGCTTCAGGAGCGTGAGCCTCAACAAGTTTTATCATTTCTGGATAAATATCTTTATCTTTATCTAGTTTCCATTGATTTGTATTTTTATTATCCATAAAATCAGATACTATCTTATTGTTTGCTGTAAACTTTTTAAATTCATCTGTATCTTTTATTTTCTCAACTTCTGCCATAGCTGTTGCTCTATCATTATTTGAGAATAGATTTTCAACTTGAGAACGATACCAATCAGCATATTGTTTATTTTCTTCTCTTAAATTATCTATATATGACAACTTGTTAGAATCATTTATAGTCATTCTCTCTCTTGCATAATTAACTTTATCTTGCAAATCTTTTAATATTATATTCTCATTATCTTCAACTTTTTCACCGCCGTCATTTTTTGTAGTATTCTCAGTAGATACTTGAGTTTGATTTGTTTGTGCAGGTTGATTATTTAATCCTAATTGTTCGTTCATTTGATTTATAGCTAATTGTAATATTGAATCACGATTAGCAGCATTAGAATATTGCTGTCTAGCGTAATTATCATTAATTCCTTGAGCTATATTATACATTTGGTCATTGGCGTTATCTAGAGCATTATTCCAATAATTCCTAGCAGCTTCAACTTGTTCTTTACTACCAATTCCAACTAAACCGTCTATATAATTATCTAAATTATCAGGCAAAGGAATGCGTTGAACTTTTGGAATTCTAGTATATCCTATATTAGGAACACTACTTTGAGAAGAAGCGCTATAGCTAATAGAAGAATTAGTAGGATTATTATTATTTAAATATCCTGTTTTTTGTAAAACACCAAAAACACTTTTTATACCTTCTGCTCTTTGTTCTATTGGAAGATTAGCTATGGCATCTTGTATATCTGATGGAAGCATAGTATATATATCTTGTAAATCTTTTGATATAAGACCTTCTTTTGTTATATTACCTACTTCTTTTGCAACATCAGCTTTTAAATAATTAGGAGCAGAATTAGCTTCATTTCTATACATAAAATAAGGATAACTCATATTATCTTGACCGCTTAAAATACCAGCTCCTTTTCTATTTGCTTCTTGTATTTTACTATTATAGAATTTATCATAATCTCTAAATAAAAGTTCAGCAGCTTCATCTACATTACGATTATCATTATTTACATTATAGCCCATTTTTTTAGCTTGTAAAGCAACAAAATCTCCAACTGTTCCACTCATCTCACTTTTATTTTGCGTAATTGTTTTTTCTGGCAAAAATGATGACATAAGAGTATTTGGATTATTTACAAAAGCATTCCAAATTTTTTGAGCATTTCCTTCTCCATACCACATTAATCTTTGAGTAACTGGATTTGTAGGTATACCATAACTTTGAAGCAATTTATCATTTCTATTAAAGAAATTTAAAGCAATATTATCTGCAAAAGGCTCATTTGTAAGATATTGATGTTCAAATTCTTCATATGTCATATTTGGCTTCATTATTTCATACATACCTTTTAATGTATTAGGCATAAATTGATATTTTCCAATAGCACCACTATATGGATTTTTAGGTGGTTTTCCTGTTTCTGGGTCAATCATATTGCCAGAGCTTTCTGCACCAGATATTTTCTTTATAACTGCTAATTTATCAGCATCTGTTTGACTAACATTTTGAGCTATAGCACCATAAGCAAATGTGCCATTTTGAGCTGGAGCTGCACTATTTGAATAATTTACAGCATTATTTGAATTAACATTTGGTGTTTGATTTTGATTATTACCAATAGCAATAACATTTCTAAATTCATCTTCTGTTATTTGTCCGTTTTGATACATATTATACGCATTAGATACTGTTGAAAAATAATCTGCTCTACTTTGATTTTGATTTACTATTTCAGGACTAGTATATCCTTTCGCTCCGCCTAAAGCAAGAGCATTTATTTGTGCTTGTGTTGCATATGGAGCATATTGAATAGAACTTACAGTCATTAAATCATCTAATCTTCTTTTATTTTGGTCAATACGACCAGCATTCACTAATGCGTTTTCTGCCAAACCTAGTCCATTGTTAAAAATATCGTTTCTTCTAGCATACGCATCAGCAGATAAAAGACTACCAAGATTAAATTCTCCTTCTCTATTTTTTATATCACTATCCCATATATTTTCTCTTTTTATAGCTAAATCTAAAGGATGTGCATCTTTTTCTCTTTGGTTTTTATCCATCATAATGTCGCTATTTATAAATTTAGACATAGTGTCTGCCATATTAGGGGCAGACAGTTGTTGATAACCAGTTAAACCTTTCATTTCGTGCATTGTAGTTAGTGCCATATCTTATCCTTTATTAAAACACTTTTCCATTTTGATAACTATTTGTTATGTCTTTTCTTCGTTCTTTCAATCTATTATTTTCAGATTTTTTCCAATCTAGGTCATATTGAGCATTTTCTCTGTTTATTTTATCTGTTTTATACTTATTATACAAATCATATCCTGTAGCAGCTATATTTGCAATATCTTTTAAACCAAAGCTATGACTACCAGTTTCATTTCCAAGTATTCCACTTGTTATATTGCTTCCAAAATTATTGCCATTTGGTATATTTGTTGCTCCTAACCCAGCCATACCACCAGTTAAACCTATTGTAGCAGATGGCATATTTGTTACAGTATTTAAAACAGCATTATCAACACCTACTGGATTAGATATATAACTAGTAAATAATTTACCACCATTTTGAGCCATTTGACTTTCAAGTGCATTGGCAGTAGCGCTACTTACTCCATTAGAAGCACCGCCTCCACCAAAAAGACCACCTATTGCCTTACCTATATTACTTATTCCGCTTACTATACTATCCCACATTTCATATCCTTTCACTTTAAAGAGCTTAAAAGCATTTGATTATACTCTTGTGCAGCTTCGTTTTGCATATTTTGCATACTTTGAGCATTTGCAAGAGCTTTTCTTTGATTTAACTCTTGTTGCATTTGAGCATATTTAGCCTTAACAGCTTCACTATTCATATAATCAATCAAGTCTTGATTAGTTATACCAACATTATTAGCATTTTGCTCATTTTGAGCAGCTCTTTGATTAATTAATACATTTTTTTGCAATGGAGTCAATGAATTATAATCATCTCTTCTTCTTTGACTTAAAAAATTACTAAGATTATCTCCACTAGACTTAACTAGACCATTAAAAAGTCTAGCGCCATTTAAAAGCATTTGAGCAAGTCCTTCTTCTCCCATATCAATCTCCTTATTTTAATCTATTATAATATTCGCTTTCCATTATTTCTCTAGGTTTATCTATTGTTTGACTTTGAAATACTTCATAATCATATAGTAAACCACCATAAGCCACATAATAAAACATATCCATTTCTTCTGTAAAATCAGATTTTACATCATAATTAGATAAATTAACTCCTTCTTGTAACATCTCTTCAAATTTTCTTTTACTTTCAAGCTCTTTATTTTTGGCTTCAGCTTCTTGTCTAGCAAGTTCATCACTTAATTTATTTGATTGTTGCATAACGCTATAAACATTATATGCAGATACAGATAAATTAATAATAGAATTTATTGCTACATTACTAAAAGAACTCGTTCCAGCTGAAGCAGCTAAACTACTACCAGCAGACATCAATGCTCCCATTAAGCTAAAAATAGCTCCTGCTTCTGGATTTGAAAAACTTATGGCAGTAGCCATACCAGCCATAGCGGCAGACATCAAAGATGTAGCTCCAGCTGCTGCACCTCCAGCAGTGAAATATGATACCACAATAACAACAATAACTAGTAAAATTTTGAAAAAAGTAGTAGGAACTTTTATAGTTATTTGTATTTTTGCAGACATAAATACTGTTGATAATGCAACAACCTGTTTAGAACACATAGGTATTTTAAGCCATAATTTACTAGGAAATCTAGGAGTAAAATCAGGTTCATAGCACCATATAAAATCGATTTTGCCTCTTGTAGATGTAGCTTTTGCATATACAGATGGTATTTTATTCCAATCATCTCCGCTAAATTCACTATTTCCTGCAAGTTTATATTCATAAACAATTCTTATTACTGTTATCTTGCTAGGAAGTTGAACTTCATTATAATATGTAAATGTTTCATCGTAAGCTTCTTTTTCTCCATATCTTGTTGCTTCGCCTTTAAATATATTTTTACAAGGCGGTTCATATTTGATATAGTATGTATCTTTTTCATAATCATCAGGAATAACAACATCTAGCATATTTTTTATATTGTCTTCGCTTCTACCCCAATTTATAAAATTGCTATTTGTTCTAAAATTAGGTTTATAATATTTTACTTTTTTTATTACAACTTCTTTGTATCTATTATAACTATAATTAGCCTCCAAATCTAATAAAAAATTATTTTTAAATTCATTACTTACATTATTTCCATTAATGAATTTAAAATTAATATTTTGATTATTTAGTATACTTTTTGCTCTATTTATTATTTTATTTTTTATCCAATTTGGCTTAAATCTTATATATGCAGCACTATCAAATCCTTCGTAGTCTCCAGTATCTCTATCCATAACTCTACTAGAACCTCCAACAGTTTCTAAATTATCTCTAGTAGGATTAGCCCAAGACCAATCTATATAAACATTTGCACTATATTTTTCATTATTATTTGATACAGAAGGTATGCTATAATTACCATTTAAACTAGGTTCATATTGCATTTGAGCGTTTTCATTATTTATCATTTGTTGCCATTCTGGGTTAATTGCATATCCTCGTTTATATACATCACTGTATATTTTATATAATCCGAAGAAGGTTGTATAATATTTTGGAATATTTGTTCTTTTGACATATCCATTTAATGTATCTATATTATTTAAACCTAAACCATATTTAGTATAAAATCTATATTTTTCATCACTAATTATTAAATCATCTCTTAAAAGCTCTTTTAAAACTTCAACGCTTGGAGTATTATTTGGTAAATTTAATAGATTAGGATATACAATACTAGTAGTTCCTTCTCCAACTGGACTAGCAACTGTTATATAGTCATCTCTTCCTAAATCTACAGTAGCAAGTTCACAAGGAACATTAGTTATATAATCTCCGTGAAAAAAGTTTATATTATATGGTTGATTATATAATGATTCTAACTCATAGTCTTCTATTTGGTCTACATTAAAAGCATCGCTTTTTATTCTAAATGATGAATATAAATATAAACCATTAGACTTATATGTTATAAGCTTATCGCTTGTATCTATACTAGCAACATCTGGTGAAATAGGCGTCCATCTTCTATCTCTTTGTCTAGGAACTTTTACTATACCACCACTACCCCAAACAATCTTTAATAGACTTTGCATATATTCGCCATAATCACCTAAATGCCAATTATCAGAATAATTAGTATAAAAATGATACCCACCATACCAATATGTTAAATCAAGTATATATTGATTTACATAATAAAATATTCCATTTTGTCTTTCTTCAACAGTAGAATTAGAAAAATCAGGCTCATTTATATATAGACACATAGCATCTGTATTATCAAGCTCTGTTCCAAGATAACATTTATTTGGTATAACGCTAGTTTGTATTCTTTTTTTTACACCTCTTATTCTAAAAGCAGACATATTTTCACTAGACATAGCATCATCGCCAGTATAGCTTTTTACATAAAAAACAGTTCCTCTATTGTTTTTAAAATTATCACTAAATGAAACTATTTTTTCATCAAAAAATTTCATTATTCTAACTAAAAATTTTTGCCAATACTTATCTCTTCTGCATTGTTTAAGTAAAAATGGCGCAAAATTAGTTCTTTGTATAGCCCAAACAAGATTTAAATCGCCTTCTTTTTGCATAGTTTCATAAAAAGCAGGCTCATAATTTTTAGGTCTTTTCCTATAATCTTTATTTTTTTTGCTAGATTTTTCTAATGATAATTTCCAGTATTTATAAGCTCTTTTATTACCGCTACTAGGTATGTTACCTTTTATAGGTAATGCACTAGATAATCTTATTTGATGTTCTACATCTGTTTCATCGATATAATCATTAGCATTTTCTATCATATATATTTGTCTTTTATCGTTATTGTCGATATATTCTACAAAGTATGAATCAACCATATTATCTATTTCATCGTAAAGTATATATGATTTAGGAACCAATATTATTTGTTCTATTATTTCATATTTATAGTCTGTATATGTTTGATTATCAACAGTATAAGTTTCAGTATGACCTTCCCATTTAAATTTACTTATTACTTCTACTTGGCATTGTGTATCATCATATATATATTCTTCTGGGTCATCTTCTGGATTTAATACTCTATAAAATCTCTCAACTTCTTCAACTGCAAGCTGTTCGTCATATACATCTATATTAAATTTATCTCTTAATAGTTTTAAATTTGAGTCTTTTACAAGATTATTCATATAATCATACACTTCATTTTCACTAATAAAACCAAGCTCATCTAGCCCTATTTCTTCTCCTATTTTAAATCTATTTATAATACTTTCAATTTTATTTTTTTCTACATCGACTTCTATTTCTTCTCCAGTTTCTTCATCTATTTGTGTTTCTTTTACTGTATATCTTAAAGTTATATTGCTATTGTTCGCAAGTGAAAAATAGTTAAAACTATTTATTTTTTCTAAACCATCTTCTTCATCTATATATAATTCTTCACCAGTTAAATTAAATACAAATTTGCCATCATCATCTGTTATTACATTATGAGATACTAAATTTTCAGTTCCATCTTCGTTAAGAATATTTATGTCTAATGTTATTTCAGTATTAGGAAAACAACCGCCAGTTATAATTCTACTATTTGAACCAATTATATCTATATATGCTTCTTTTATTTTAGTTACTACTGTTTCTTCGCCAGTTATATCATCTATTATAGTTTCTTCATAAGAACCATTATCTTGTATAGACAAATTATCTTCTAATATAATGGCTCGCTTAAGACCTTTTATAATCTTAAATTTATAGTCATTAAAGACCATTTCATTAGCATTAAAATCATAATCATCATAAAGCAATTTTATGGAATATTCTGTCATTAATGCTCCATCATAATAACTTTCATATGAAAGAAGCTCTTTTAAATTAGGAACTAATGATTTTATTTTATTTTCATCTAATTTTTGAGTTTTTGTTATAAGTTTAGTTCCATAATTTGTTTTTTTATGAGTAAATAATGGTTCGTGAAACGAATTTAGCCAATATATAAGATTATTAATTATTTGCTTATTATTATTTCCTTCACTTTTATATTTAATCATAGATTTTGTAGCTTGAATTTGTAAAGCATATTTTTGTTTATCAGTATTCATATATTTATGAAGTGTTTTCCACTCATCTTTACCGCTTTGTAATTGATAAAGTGCAGCTGTTATAGTTTTTTTCTTTTTAAATAATCCCATAACAGCTCCTTTTATATTAAGACATATTAGCGTATAAAGAACTAGATGGTTGTATTCCTTCTTCTTTTAAATGCTTAGTAAGAATATCTCTTGCTCTATTTTTATATAAGTTATATAAATCGCTCATTTCATCTGCATTTATAGGAGCAGGCAATGTTGCTTCATCTAGCATACCAGAACTATAAATCATAGCAAAAGCATCCATTTGATATTGAAGTAATTTAATATACATATTATCATCAAATCCATCAAATTGTCTATCAAGAAGCCTTGCTTGCGCTCTTATTTGGTCTAACTGAGCTTTTGTTTTACAGCATTCCATTTTAATTTGAGCTTTTATTTGCTCTGTTTGGACCTTTGTTTTATACACTTCAAGATTTATTTGGTTTAAAGTTCTCCACCAATCAAGGTATAAACTTTTTACTTTAATTTTTGCATCTATTATTTGATTAATATCAAATTTCATAAACTCTACGGCGGTTTGTAAAACACCAAGAATGGATTGAGTATATACTTCAGCATACTCTTTACCAGCGATTCTACCATTTTCAAATTGTATCCTTAAATTTTCTGCGACGGCATTCATCATAACATCAAATACTTTTGTGCCTGACCAATATGTAAGTCGTCTACTATCTTCTGGTGTAGTTCTAGTAGCAACATTGCCGTCAGTGAAATCAGCTATATCAAGCTTATTGTCTACGATATACCTATCTAGTTCTCCTATATCAAAACTACCATCGTATGGAGTTACTCCATCCCATTCTGGTATGCCAGATAGTATATCTTCGCAATTTCCACAATTATCATTCGCCATATTCTATTCCTTTAAATGAGTATTAGCACCCAGTTCCGCCTTTACCTTTTTTCTTTTTACAAGCCATTTTATATCCTTTCTTATAAATATGAAACACTAAATTTTTTAATAAATTTTGATTGATAATTACCAGTTTGCTTACCATCTAAGGTTTCTGGAACAAATATTTGACAAGTTGTTTCTTCAAGAGTATCAATAACAGCTCTTGGAAGCTCTACTTCAATATTCAATGGGACTCTCATATTATATGAAACAAATTGATTTTGAACACTTACAAAAACATCATTATCTATAGTTCCTGTTCTAGGGTCTCTGCTAGTTATAATACATCTAACAGGCTTTTTAGCTCTTTCAACAGCTTTTAAAATCATATTTCTTTGTGCTTCTTTATGTTTGCTTGTTACTTCGACAACTGTTCCATTTATTCTGATTTTCTCAGTTTTTGGTGAAACTTCGCTTTCTTCAGAAATATTGTTGCCATTTTCCAAGACATCAGAAACATCTTTTTCTACAACTTCATTATTTGTATTTTTGCTTTTAGCCATTTTTTTATTCCTTTATAAAAAAATATTATAAGCCCAAGAAGGGCTTATAATTAATTAGTAGAACTACCTAAAACAAGACCTTTTAGAATAGCTTCTTCTTTTACAATCATTCCACCATACCAGAAATTAGCACTATGGAAACCGTTAGTTCCATAAGGATTTTCGTTGCTAATTGCTTGTTCTGGAGTTCGTGAATGATAAACTATATTCTCTCTACCCATTAAACCAACTGTTGCAAATGCACCAACGCCTACAAAAAGAATAGGGAAAACATCAAATTTACCATTTGTGTTACTCAATCGTCCTGTATAGCCTGCTGGGACATCAGCACCTTTTCCTGCATAAATAAACATTCTTTCACTAGAAATAAATGCAACTTCGCCAATTCTTCCTATTTCACCTTTTGCAGCTTTTGCTTGTTGAGAAGCAGGATATTCTGATACTGGAACAAATGCGAATTGTGTTTCTTTATCATTTGAACTAACTCTGATTATTTCTTGAATATCACCAATTAGTTGTTGCGGAATAACACAATAATAAGCATCATTAACAGGTTTGGTATTAACAGCAGTGCTACCTGTTATCATTTCAGTATGTTTTTTAACTCTGTTTCTTAAAAGTTTAGCAACACATCTTTTTAGGAATTCATAATCTAATTTGTAAACTCCATCAGTAGTTCCGTCAGCAGCAACTCCATCGCCTATTGTAGCCATAGAAGTAGCAATACTTGGATAAAGAACATTGCTAGTAGAAAGCATATCGCCTTGAACAAGGTCTTCATATAGTTCGCCCATATAATAACCAAGCTCTTCTCTAAAATCTTTTGAGTTATATGTAGATGAGAACAAATCAACTTCGTCGCTATATGGAATCATTTTACCGAAGCGTTTAACTTCTGCTTCAATGACCATATTAGTAATACCTATAATATTTTTGCGACCATCTGCTTCATTTAGACCAGAATTTGCAATTATATCATTAGTAAAAGTTTCTAGGTCTCTACTTGTAAGAAAACCTTTTGCACCAAAATCAGGGTCGCTTAGCGCTCTATCATAAGTGTGTAGTTTTCTCCAAATTTTTAGTTTTTTACCACTATTTCTTGTAAGAGGTTTTTGAATAGTTAGTTGTCTAAAATTTCTTTCAGCATTACTAGCTGCTATACCTCGCCTAATAGAAGCGTGAAGCTCCAAGTTTTCGCCATATGTGCTATCTGTGCCTGTATTAAATTTTTGAATATCTGGCATATTAATCTCCTTTTTTAAAATTTATATCTTTTTTCAAACTCTTCATCACTCATATTCCAAATATCAGATTCTGCATCTTCACTAGTTTTTTTACTAGTAGCTCTTTGAGCAGGCATAGAGCATTTTGCCTTTTGAGTGTTTAGAGCTTGATTTTGTTGCATAGTATAGGCTCGTTTAGCATATTCTTCTTGAATTAATTGTTGTTCTATCTGATGCGAAGCTGCTAGATAATATTGGAGAGCTGGTTTGGAAAAATTATCTCTTAATGCAATGTCGTTTGCGACAGGCAAAATTTGTGCATATTTTCCTTCTTTTATATCTTTTTGCAACCCTTCTAAAGCACCAGGAGTAGTTAACAAGAAATTCTTACTAGCATCGTCCATACTATTAACAACACTAGAAGTTTGAATAAACAATTCAGGTTCTTGTTTTAACCTATCAATAGTTTGTTTAAATTCTGCTTCATCTTGTTCTCTACTATAATCAGTAGGTCTATAAGGTGAACTATTTTCGTCATCCATATCAAGGTCAAATGGGTCGATTTTATGCTGTTTGATAAGTTCTTTTATAATACCTGTGGCTTTTTCCTTATCTCCGCTCACCAAATCAATTAATACATTGATACTTTCTGGCGTTACACCCTTTTGTTGCATAGCTTCTATATGTTTTCTATAAGGAGCTATTTTTTGTGTTTTTTGAGTATAATCAACAGCTTGTGGAGCATATTTATTTATCAACTCTCCAAGTGTAGCTTCATATTCTACACCATTAGCTTTGAATTTATACTTTTTTTGCATTTCATCAACACTATTTTCATCGGATTCCGAGTTTGGTTCTTCCATAGAATCTTCGTTTTGATTACTTTCTGTATTCAAATCCTTTTCATTATTTTGAGACACATTGTTCTCATCATTATTTTCATTAGAAGCAGAAGTATTGCCTTCTACTTCGCCGTTTTGCTCATTATTATTCATAAAATTATCATAATACTCTTCAAACGCCTCGTCGCTCATATTTTCTAATTGCTCGTCGGTTAGTTCTTTGATTGCTTCTGACATTTTCTTATTCCTTATCGTTTAAATTTTCTTTTTCTATTTCTTCTTGATTTTGAGCCATATCTTCAATCATATCAAAATATGATTTTAGCATATTTATTCCAGTGATTTTCTCTAAAACAAATGGTCTAAGTCCACCATTTACAATATGTGGTTTATTAAAATCACTAGATGCTTCTAATGCCTCAGCAATAAAATAATCTTTTTCAATTAAATTTTGAAAATCTTTATTTAATCTAAGAGCTTTTAAAGAATTCCTTAGATTAATAAAATTTCTTTCATTAGCCATAAAATTTACCTTTCTTTTTTATAAAAATTTACTTAAATATATCACAAATAGCTACCTTTTGTCGAACCAAGCATTTTTAATGCTTGAAGGTCAAGGTCAAATTGATTTTTTCTATTTTGTTCAGCTATACGATTTTTCTCATCAATTTGATTATATTTGCGTAAATAATCCAAGTCTTGCATATCTGTTCTAGAACCCATATTTTCTGCCTTAGCAAGTTCGGTTTCAACCTTAGCTTCTTTAAGTGGAATTTCAGCCATATTCTTTTGAGCCTTACTTGAAGTAAGTTCAACTTCCGCCTGTGCGCCTTGTAGTTGAATTTGTTGTAATTGTTCTGCAATAGGGTCTGGTTGAGGTTCATATTCTTCAATAGATTTAGCTAAATCTGGCATTCTATACAATCTTGCTAATTGAACAAGCATAGGTTTAGTTATTTCAAATGGAAGAGTTTGAGCATTTGTTTGTAGCATAAAGCTTAACTCTTGCGCTCTATTTTGATTATCATCTGTTGTAGAAATTGCAAATTCTAAATCTATATTAGCACCTAAATCATCTCGTTTAATCCATAGAAACTCGTCATTTGTAATTCTAATCTGTGTTTCTTCATCTAAAAACTCAGCGTCATAGGCTAACCATTTTCTTAACAATGGTTTAATTAAATTTTCTGCTATATTCTTAACAATATTTAATCGTCTTTGAGCTGCGCTATTTAAAGTTCCTCTAACACTTGTTGCAGTAGAACCAAGAGAATTCCCTGTCATTCCTTGTGAAAAGCTTTTTACACCAGTTATGCTCTCTGCTTCATTGCTTAGAAAGCTCAAAAGATTAAACACTAAACTAGGCATTTCATTAAAGTTTCCATCATAGAAATCATTAGGACTTCCATTAAACTCGAAATTTTCTCCAGCTAAAAACTTTTTCTTATTAACAACATCTAATGCTCCTTTTCTAATGCCTTTTTGAGCATTGTTTGACAATGCCATATTGTCCATAACGCCACGCATTATAGCTGTTTTAAACTTTTGTATATCATCTAGAAGTTCAGCATTGCTTTCCCCATACATTTGAAAAGGTATCGGATTAAATGGAACAACTATAAAAGGAATTTTTTTATCTGGAAAAGGATTTTCATCAAGCCTTATTAGCGTATCTCCGACCCAAGTAGCAACAATAGGTTCTAATATGTCATCGTCATTAATGTCATAATATCCCCAATATTCATATACTACCAATTTTTTTCTAGCTCTATCAGAAAATTCAAAACTACTATCATAGCTTCTAAAATTAGGTTCATTGAAATTAGAATTATTATCTATGTTTATTCTATCTAAATTTTCATAAAGACCAGATTTTTTTAAAGAGTGCAAATCGCTTTCATATCGATATATAATAAAGTTACATTTATCCATATCATCTAGACAAGTTGGGTCTATAAAAATATCTTCATTTCTACAAACTATTGCAGTAGGTCTATTTATGACAGGCTTTGTAACACTTACTATTTTAGCTTCTTTTATAGTAGGAGGAATACTATTAGCTATTTGTTGAAGTTTAGACAAAGTTTCACTATCTCCACTAGCTTGAGCTTGTTGCATTATAATCATAAGTTGTTCATATTCTGGATTTGGCTTTTCTTCAAAAACTTGTTCTTTAATAGTTTTTTCTTCAAATTCCCAACCAGTTTTTATAACACAAGTTCCTTCAACATCTAGAACTCTTAAAGCCTTAGACATAAAATTAAACCTATTAAATTGCCTACAAAATTGTGTATTTAATAAAGTTTCAACTCTAGGAGCAATTAAAACATCTTCTGAAGTAACTGGAATACACCTGACTATATTTGGAGTAGAAATAAATGGGTCAAGAAGCTCTGCGTGTTGCCACTCGCTTTGTTTTTTTATATCTCTGCTGACTATTTTACTTCTTTTGCCACTTTTATCTTCATTTCCATAAGGCTCGCCATTATATAATTTCTTCCAATAAGACATTTTTTCTATTATTTTAGTTCTTGAATTTTGAGCAGCAGCAAAATCAGACTTAAAATCATTTAAAAATCTAAGCTTTTTTTCTTTACTTATTTTAAAATCCATTATATAGCACCTTTCGTATTGGTTATAGATATACTAAAACCATTTCTATCTAATTTTGATAATAATGTATTTAATGTTGCTTTTGAATTAAAAACATAATTATCAGCCCATTCATTACCAACTAAAATACACCCAGCTGTGTTCTTGCCTTGATTTCCTGCGTGTATTAAAATTCTTCTACTTTTACTAACATTTTCATTAAATACAAGTGGAAGCATCATATTAAAACTAGGAGAAAAGTCAAATATAGCACTATATTCTCCTTGCGGTATTCTTAAATCCATATTTGGTATTACACTATCTGCTCCAGCTGGTTCTAGTGTAAAACCATTAAAGATTGGATACCCATTATGGTCGATAAGAGAGAATTCTCCTATCGTCCAATCACAACCACTTTTAAATCTATTTATTTTTAGTAGTTGCATTTTTCGCTCCATTTGATTTAGAGCTTGATTTTGTTGATTTTGAACTTCGTTTGACAACTTTTTTTGCCTTTTCTTCAATTTCTCCAACAAATTCTTTAATATCTGTAATGTCTTCTTTAACATCTTCTTTAATTTCCTTTGTTGTATTTTTAAAGTTATCAATAATCAACTTTCTATTTTTATAAAGCACTATTGCTAATGCACCTACAATTAAAACCAAAAATAAACCACTGATAGGATTTATCATTTACTTTCTCCTTTGTTAAAATTTTTACATATTTTATCTGTTATAATCAATATTTGATTTGTTTTTATTTCTTCAAGCCTTTTTACAATCTCGTTATGATGTATATCTTGAGTTTGTAAATAGTTTTTAAAAAATGTAGTTTGCTTATCTATTGCACTAGTTAAATCATTTTGAGCCTTTGTGCTTTCTTTTAATAATTCAACTATTTTAGCATTATACAAATCAAATCTCTTATTGTCAAAATGAGATTTAATAAGATAAATTAATATAAAAAAGAATACAATAGGCGTAACACCCCAATCATTCATAGTTAAAAACAAATCTTTAAATGCAGTTATATTCCCTGATTGGTCTGCAACGATTATATCATTGTTCATAACCCCACCTTTTTATTGCTTTTAAATTTGTATTGCATTCTTCATAAGCCTGAAAAACATCTAGAAGCAAATTTGCTACATCTTTTTGTGTAGATACAGTTCTGTTTATATCTATATTTCTTATAACAAAAAAATTCTTAGGAACTTGCATTCTTACAACTTCTGTCTTAGTTATTACTTGCTGTTTCTGTTCGCAACCTACTAAGAACATAGCTAGTAGCACTATACAAAGTAGGCGACAATATTTCGCTATCTTCATACAAATTTACCTCCTTTTTAATTTTTAAGAATTCCATAAATTGATTATCTTTATATGCTTGCAAATTATAAATTTGTTCGCTTGTCCTTTTATATTCAATTTGCATAGAATCAATAGTTTTATTAATATCAAATGTTATTACAGATAATTGATTATTCATATTTGTCAATTCATCTATTCTTTTATTTAAATATCTATTATACCAAGATGATATAACTATAAAAACAACACCAAGCAAAGGAACCAATATTTTTTCTAATATATTTAACATTTTTTAGTCTCCATTATGCAATAGCCATTTCTACATATCCAATTGTTCCACCTATTGGTTCATATATACTATTAATAAACAAGCTTCTTCTAGTAGGATTAGATATTCCTATATTATTTAATATTTTTTCTTTTATATTAGTCATATCTAAATCATCAAATAATCCTAAACTATCAAGTCTATCTAATTCTTGGAAAAATTCATATTGCATATCATCACTAAATGCAGAAATATCCATAATAATCATTTTCTGTGAATTATTTCCTATTCTAACAGGTTTAAAGTGTTTTAATTTGCTTCCATCTTGTGTTTCAATTATTGCTTCACTTAATGATACGCTTCCTGTATAAGAATTAGTAGTGCTTTCTGAGAATAAATAATAATTAATACCAAAGCTACCACTTCTATTATTAGTTACAGTAGCAGGAACAATATATGTTTTAGAATTACCATTTTGAGCAACAACTATATGTCCATATGTAGATGAATAGCTAAAATCTTTTTTTACATCAATAGTATTTACATCTAATTCAATATCGTGATTTCCAGGTCTCATATTTTGAACTTTATTTGAAGTTGGTTGAATTCTTGTTGTTACTCTTTCACTATTTGAATTATAAGCACCAATTAAAATTCCAGTAGATTTATTAACATTTCCTGTAGCTTTTAAAATATGAGAATAATCTGCTTCTACACCAGTATCTATATAAACACCATTGCCGCCTATTGCGTGTGTGGCATATCTAGTTTGAATAGTGCTTATAAAACATTTATTTGCTATAACACCGCTTTTTTTACTACCATCTGCAAAAACCAATTCCCAATTAGCAACAACTTCTTTAAAATATTGTGGATAATCATAATATTCTTTACTATTACCATTGTTCGAATCATAATCGCTTGGAACAACTATATCTTTTTCTTCTACATTTACTACTATTTGTGGAGCGATAAAGAAGCAAGACGAAGGAAATGTAGCAGTCATTTGTGTATCTATATGGAAAAGACCACTACTACTAATAAAATCAAATAATGTGCTAGCAACTATATTATAAACTTCACCAGAGCTATTATATACACTACTAGTTTTAAATCTATTATTTAATAAAATATCTGGAGAAATAAATAAATTTGCAAAACCAACTGTATTAGACTGTGAAATCTTACTTTCTATATATCCAGTTGTTGGTATCATAAAACTATCATCGTTAACCCTAGCATTTATATAGTTAGGTAATTCACCGTTCATATTTTTTTGATATGATAGTTCAGTAGAATTATCTCCTTGTGTTATAGTAGATTTAATTTCTTCACCACCTGGATTTGATAAAGCATTTATTGATAGAGATGCTCCAGAGCCATTATTTACTAAATTATCTACTTCTGATTTTTTATAAAAATCATTTAACATATCAAGATGAACAAGATTAATTTGTTTAGTTTGTTTTACATTATTATCAAAATATTCAAATGCCATACGAACAAATGCTAACTGACCTGCTTTTTCTCCTTCTAGAAATTCAGCAAAACCAAAAGAATTTGTTTGTTTATTATCATCTTTAGTATGTTCTAATGAACTCATTACAAGCCTATATCTTCCATTATATCCATTATTTTCATTAGCAAGATGAAATCCATTAAGATTAGCAATATAAAAATTCTTATTTATAAAATTAGTTTCTAAACTACTAATTCTTCCTACAAGAGCGCTATCATCATAATTTCCTTCTGGAATAATAATATCTACATTTTTATTTACTATATCTGCAGCAACGCCATTAACACTAATGCTATTTATTACATTTTCTTCGCCATTAGAAGAATTTATATTTGATATTTTTTCGTCAATTTCTTCTTTTATGTAATATTTTTCATTCATATATTGTAAGCTAGGCAGCTTATTCCATTGCGTATCAGAAGGAAATCCTACAGGATTATTAAAAGTTTTAAAATCAAAACTACATAAACCATTTACACTATTAAACATTAAAATAGAAGAAGAGTATGAACCGTTTTTAATAGTAAAACCTTTTTCGTTAGAAATAGCAACTTTTTCTTGAGCAAGACTTATTATTTCGTCTTCTTGCAAAATTCTAATTTTAGGGAATTCTATAGTTTTAGCTTCTTCTGGAGTATCTATTGGCTCTAATGTTTTTAAATATACATTAGATATAATCTTGCTATGACCTCTTTGACCACTAACAATCATACCAAGTTCTCCTTGTTTAACATAATTGCAATCACTATCAAATGATATATCTATGTTATCATTAAATTTAATATTATTCTCAAATATAATATTTGTAAAACCATTAGAAGAAGTAGGCTTAATTTCTTTTATAGCATCGGTTTTAATTGGTAAAACACTAACATTAGTATTTTTTAACTCATCTATTAAAGCTCTTATTTCATTAATTTTAGCTTCAATTTCGTCCATATCAAATTGAGACAATCTAATTAAATCATCTAGATTATTATTAATATTTTTAATAATATCTATATTTGTTACAATATTTATAATATTTTCGATATTATTATGTAAATCTAAAAGTTTTTTTAGATATTTAGCAACAGCTATTACAGCAGCTAAATTTGCGTGTATAACATTAATATTATCTAAATTATCAAATATTTCAGATAAATTATTTATATTTGCATATAACTCTTCGATTTCATCTTTTCTAGATGCTACTATATTTATTGCTCCAATTATATCATTTAACGCCCTAATAGCAGATAAATCATCTTTTATAGAATTAATTAGGTCTAAATTTTCAACAACAGTATTTATATTGCCATTATTATTAGCAACATTAATTACTTCATTTAAAATATTAGATACATTTTTAATGCTATCTATATTATTTGAAGCCGTTTCTATACTAGCCTTATTAGATATAACAGCGCCCATCATACCACTTAAATCCCAAACTTGTTGTATTACAGAAAGCTTATTAGCAACCTTAGTTACAAGCTCAAGATTTTCTAAAATCCTATCATAACCTTCTGCATAATAATGAAAAACTTTTGTTATTTCAAGTTTATCTATATTATGATATTGGTCTAAGCAAGGGTCTTTGTGTTTCTCGCCATTTTTTATATGTATATATCCATCATTCATTAGTAAAATCCTTTCTTAAATTGTAATGTAGAATGAGTATTATCAGGTATATCATACCCTTCAGTTTTAGCTACTTGTTTAGCCTCCATATATCTTCTTGCGCAAATACTTATATTATTTGGCTCTCCTATACTAAGAGCAAATTTATAAGCAACTCCTGCATAAAATACTTCCATAAACTGTGGCGGAAGTGGAAATTTATCATCTATCATTATTATACCTCATTATAAATAATAGTTTTCATAGTAAATATTACTTCATAATCATCAGTTTTATCAAAAATAATTCTTGGTGGTTTAGTTTTATATTTAGCCAAATAAATATCTGCTTCTTTTGCAAATGGTAAATAAATTTCATTATTGTTATGCTGAAATACTCCTTGAGCATTAATAGTATTTTCAAAGAAAATATTTTTTAAAAAATTTTTTTCAACATCAATAATTTTTGATACATCTACACTTCTAATACATTTATATATTTTATTATTTTCTTCACTAGAAACACCAGATGTATAAGATATTTTTTTAACATTTGGTATAATACTATAATATGGGTCCATATAACCATTATATGACCAGAAAAATTTAACTTCAACTCCGTTATTAATATCACTTAAACTATCTAAACTATTAGGATATAAAACATTTGCTAAATCTGAAATAGAAGCAGAAACTTCTATCTCCCCATTAATATTATTAATTAAATTTATAGTAGATGTGTCATAATATATATCTCTATCTCCATAAGAATTAATATTACCATCAGGGTCATAATAAGGCTCTTTTCCAACTATTTTTATGCCTAATAAATTTTGTAGATTTTCTATTATAGTATTTTCTTTATAAATAAAAAAATCAATTGAACTATTATTATCAAATATAATCTTCATTAGATTAGCCCCTCATTTATTTTAATATTTGCTATAAAATTATTTATAGAAGTATTATTTGAAGATTTTCTTAATTTTTGAAAGAACAATCCAAGAATTACATTTTTATCTAAACTAATTAATCTTTCATCATCGCTTAAATTTGAATCATAACTATTATTCTTTGTAGCCAATTTAAATACTTTAGTATCTTTATCTGGAACTACTATAATAGCCTGTTCAAATCCTAAATTAAACTCACTCCAAATCTCATCTATTACTTCATTAACATAGCTTATTAGCCCTTCTTCGCTAGCACCTTTAAATCCAGATACATTTATAGATAAATATTCTTTTAATTTATACATAACTTCTTTTATTGTATAATTTCCCATATGCAACCTTTTCTAAAAAATAGTATTATTAAAGCCGTCAAGCTCATCATCATCAAACCAGCTATCGTCTTCTTTATAGCTATCATAGCTTGGAACATAAACCTGCATATCACTCATCATAGATATAGTATCTAAAACATCATCGTGTCTAGATTTAAAACCTTGTTGAGTAGCCTTGCTTATTTCATCTGTAAATTCTTTACCCCAAATTCCATTTCGTAATCTTTCGTTAATCCATATTTTTTTATTTTTAAATTTTGGAGTAAATAGTAAAAATCTAGAAAATTTATCTTTAATTGGTCTAATTCCACTATCTCCTTTATTATTGGAGCTAGCAAAATTAAAATAGTTATTTCTTCTATTCATTTCTTCTCTAATTAAACTAATAAATCCAGCTTGCTGACCTGTTACTTCAATTCCTATGCTAAGCGGTCTATATTTAAGATTATAATTAAAAAGCTTATCGATAAATTCAGAAGTTTCAATCCTACCACAAAACGCATCTACTATCATATAATCTTCGTTTGAATTAACAGCCCATACTGTTATAACACTAAAATCACTATGTTCTTTTATTGTTGTAGCTAAATCAGTAGTTATATAATAATTAAAATTGCGTTTTTTATCTTTTATACTATCTTCTTTAAACCAAACAATATCATCATCTTTAACAAGCCTATCTTCTAAATTTGTTACTCTAAGCATTAACTCTTGATTGAAGAATTCAGGTCTTTTTAGAGCCATAGCTTCGTCATACTCTGTCTTTACATATTCATAAGGAAATCTATCTTCCCAGCTGCCCCTAAATTCTTCTTTACTACAAGGAAATTTTTCGCATATTGGTAACACTGTTACATTCCAGCTACCACTTTCAACAGCTTTATATAAAGGGTCTTTTGCATTAAATGGGGTTCCAACCCAAATTATTTTTTGTCTTTGTGGATGAAGAGCTTTTGCGACAGCTTTATATACTACATTTTCTACGGCATTTATAACAGTATCGCTTCTTGCATCCTCATCGCTTAATAAGTCATCTAGTATAGCTACTTGAGGACGAGAATTTAATTCTCTTGCGCCACGAATACCTGTTAAAACACCAAATCCCCTAACTACTAACTTATCTCCATTAACATTTTCAAACTCTAGTCTAACATCAGTAAATTTTCTACCGCCTTTATTATTATCCCACTCTTCTTCACTTACATAACCGCCATTTTCGCTACCAAGAGTAAGCCTTTTATTTGGTATAAGTTTTTGTAAGAATTTAGAGTTTTCATATTTATGTTGAATATTTTTTCTTAGTGTTTTGACACCATTTTCTATGCTATCACTAACATAAATCATAAAATTAACTTTACCAAATCCAGGAAAATACCCAAAAGCAGCATTAAATAATATCAAATATTCACAAAGAGTAGATTTTCCCATACCACGATGACAAACAAATATACATCTTCTTTTGCCATTAAGCATATTATCAAGCATTACTAGATGAACTAACGGAGTTTCATTTTCTTCTTCTCCATTATTAACTTCTTTTATAAAATTTATAAAAGCCAAAGCTTCATCGCTTGGCATATAATTTGTAAATGTATAATCTACTTCATTTAGATAATCATCCATAGTTTTTTGATATTTTAAATGATTAGGAACTTTAAAAGTAGATATATTAGTTTCCATCACTAGCCGCCTTTTCGACAACTTCAGCTTCTATTATAGGAGCATTTGTTATAGATTTTAAATCTCCGCCTTGTTTTATAAGCTCTTTTTGTTTTTCAACCATCATTTTCATAGCATTTTTATATTGGTCTACAACTGTTTCTGTTTTTAAACCTATATCTAAATCAATTTTTATATCTTCTGGTGGTTTTAAATGTAGTAATAATTTATCAGCAGCATTAATTCTATCTCTATCGTATTTAGCAGTCATCATTTTATCAGCTAAAACTTGAACTGCTTTATATCTATATCCTTGAAACATAAGATATAAAGGAACTTCACTCTCTGCCAATATTTTAACAACAAGTTTGCTTTTTCTATAAAGAGTAGCAGCTGATTGTAGACAATTATATTCTGAAGAGCCAGACGGCTTTCCAAATGATGATTTTACTACATTTGAATTTGGAAATGTTCTTCTATAAGCTTCGGCTGCATCGCCTTGTGTTGATTCTAGAAAACCACAAAATCTAATTGCATCTAAGTATTTACTGAAATTTACACCACTTCCTGTCATTACTTCTTGGTATGTAGTTAAGGCATCTGCGAATTTAAGACCATCATACTCAGGAGCTTGTAGAGTTTTATTAACAAGTTCAAGGGCGTCATCGGTTATAACAAATTTATTTTTGCCGCAATTAGTTACACGAGAAAACCACTCATAAATATCCTCTCTAGTAACTTCTTTTTTAGGAGCTTCATTAACAACAAATCCGAGACCAACCTTATTATTTTTGGCAGGTGTTAAATTTTCAGTGTCGGTTTTTATGGCATCCCCTTTATATGATGGCTTACTATAATAATATCTATTTTTTAAATTTTATAAAAGTAATGATAAATAAAATACTGATTAACAGACTTTTTTTACATTATATTATTGTTTATAAATCTGTTGTTTTTCTTTAATATTATCTCTATCGGCTTTATGTGTAATTATAAAGTTAGGATTTAGTTCGTATTTTCCGTAATCTCCGTGAATAATTTCAAGCTTTTTAATCTTTGATATAAATTTTTTAGACCAAATTTCACTCATATTATATTTTTTAGCAATACTTTTATATGTGATATTTACTTTCATATCTTTATTATTAGCAAAATCAATGATTAGCATAATCAGAACTTCTATTTCTTGACTACTTAATCCTTCTTTTAATATTTTTAACATAAAATCCAAATATATAATAGAAAATCCAGACTTTATATTTAAAGACATAATAAATCTCTTTAAAAATAGAATATTATTTTATAATAGTTTAAATTTATCTATTTTCTGATTTAAATCATCAATACTTATAGAAAAACGAGAAATAAGAGACGGATTGACCATATAATTACAAATAGCACTTTTAATTATATTATGATTTTTCATTTTAGTAATAAGCTTTACAGAATAATCTTTTGACTTATTATATGTTGCCATAATTGTTTTATAGTTTATATTTAGAATAAATGTATCTTTATTTGCTTCATTAGCCAACAAATCTAAAACAATGCAAATCTCGCTAACACTAAAATCTTCATTAGAAAATATAGAAGCTAATCCATTTATATCTGTTCTAAAAAAATCATTGTCCATAAAACTATCTCTTTCATTTAACACTAAATTGCTATTTTTCATTTTATATCCTTCCTGCATATATTTAATTATTATTTGTAATTATATAAAAATATAAATTAAAATTAGATAAAAATTTTATAAATAAGAGCTTAAAATATATAATTAGATAATGTTTATCATTTAATTTGATAATAGTTATCTAAAAAAAATAGGTATGAAAAAATAGCTTCAAGATACGATAAATAGGACATTTGCTGCACTTTTTATTAATGTATACTTTTTTTGTATTAATTATGGGAGCTAGATACCATTACAGAGGCATTTGATAATAAGTATATATTAAAATTTTAAGGAAACGATATGTAAATGTATATGAACCGTATACATTTTGGTATACGAATCGTATACATTTCCGTATCGTTTCAAATCAATGAAAATAACGATAAAATGGACATTTACTTAAAAATTAGTAGTAAATTTCCTCTATATATATCTTATCCTTATAAAAACGCATAAGCGAGCTTTGAATATTTTTTTGAAGAAAAAAAATATGAAAACAGAGCTAATGCAGACTTATCTAGTCAAACAATAATCAGTAACATTATGGAAAGATGAAAAATTGCATTGGTTTTTTTCAAATTAATACAATTGTAGTATTAGCCCTAGACATAAATCTTTTTTCTGCCTCCCCCCGCCCATAGCCGAGAAAAAAGAATTCTTTTTGGTATCTGTAGAAGCTTTTATGACTGCGAAAGTTTCAATTCTAGCTAAAGGAGCTATGTATGTATGCAGTTCAATCCTATGACTATTTTATAGTCGCAACTTTCAGAACCTTTGGTCAGGCAATTGCATATTTGCAAGCCTGCTTAGAGGCAGGTGAGCGTGGTTTGAAAATAATCAAGCTTAGTTCAAAATAAATTCATAAATTCCATTACAAAGGAGACACTATGGAAATATTATCATTTATCGGTGTGGTTACACTTATCGTAGTTCTATCAAACAGAAAAGAAAGAAGTGGAAAGCTCGTAGATAGAGCTTTCGATTTATGTGATTGGACTATTGACCAAATAGTTCAAGACGAGACAAAAGGCAAGGGGAAATAAAACCCCTTGCACTTATTTTTTTTCTATGATATTGCATACCAACTTTTTATCTTTTACTTCCTACTTCCAACTAACATTAAGATAGACTAGGTATCTGTAGAAGTCTTTTTAATTAAAGGCTAATTTCAAAACACAAGGAGATTGAGATGGCTCGTATTTACATTGATGGCAAAGCAGTAACTATTGGTATGCCGAGAGGCATATTTCTTGCAACCAGGACTAACGAACAGTTGCAAAAACTAGTTGTTAGCATTATGTCAGGCGAGAGAAAGGATGTATTCCTGGCAGTGCAAGTGAACAGCACAGACCAAGAAACTGGTCTGACAACTACAGAGTATATACCAATCAATGATTGGAACAAGCTTAGAAAAGTAGTAGAATACAATGGATATATATCAGTTCAATATGCACAAAAGGTAGAAACAGGAACTACCCAAGACCCTTCTCAAAAGGTCGATTTCAAAGCCTTATTGGCTTAACAGCTACTAGCGAGAGCGGCTGTCTAAACAAAGCTCTCGTAGTTTAACATAAAAAAACTTTGTATAAAAATAAGATAGACAGACTACCGATAGACACATCGATAGACTTGTCTAACTATCTTATGCAATAGCAGGCTATGAGATGAAAATCTCTTTAAAAAAAATAGAGAAAGGATACAAAATGGATAAAGTATATATAGTAAGATATATTGCTCCAGAAGGCTCAAATACAAAATTTGACGAAATACTAGGTGTATTTGCTGATGAAGTAAAAGCAAATATTTTCTTAGATGAACAAATGCGCGAACGATATGCAGATGACAGCTTCACAGGTATACTCGGCGAAGATATAGTTATCAATACATTCACAGTTCAATAGTTAAAATACCACAAATATATTTTAAACCACCTAGCAAGCTCGTAAAATCAAAACTAATGTAAAACCATATCAACACATAGGTATAACATAGTTTTTGATTTCTAGCTATGTTTCTGTGCGTTTAAATAGCATTGTGGTATTTATGCTATACACAAAACCAAATCAAAGGAGAAATATGAGTGGAATATTCAATTCTAATTCTGACCAAGTAAAATTAGAAGAGTTACTGAGCAAATCTCTTATTTATAGAGATATAAAGGATGCTTTATCGTGGACAGGTAAGGCAGATTTGGTTGATAGTATCAAGTCAAGGTTAAAACTTTGGCTTGATACATACTTCGGCAGAGTTATTAGAGATGATGGCTCTGTTGATAGAATATGGGAATGGAAAGATAGTCCAATCCCAGCGTTGCTAGCTCAATGGGATAGTAAAACCAAAAGGCTAGCAAAGATTGAAGATAATATTGATGAAGTAGTTATACACTTACTATTCTGCATATTAGCATTAGGTGAAACAACTGCTCAAGCTACTGCAAGTATGCTTGGCTCTATATTAGAACCAGACAATAAACTTGATGCAGCTAAGTCAGGTCTTGAAATACTATTCGTATGTGATGGATTAGGATACGACATAGAGCGCCCTAAGTTATATAGTGGCGAAACATACAAAGTATTACCAAAAATAAAGTTGCCAGAAGAAATAATGGCTCGTATAAACATAAGCCTATTTATGCCACCTATGCTTGAAACTCCTAGAAAATGGGAGAATAATTTCGATGGTGGATATAGATTAAATAGACATTGTGCAATTCTTGGTCATCACCTAAATAAGCACGAAAACAAATTAAATCTACAAGTTCTAAATATTCTGCAAAATGTAAGATATAAACTAGATGAAGCTATATGTTCATTAGATGACACATTTGAGCCAGAGTTTAAGAAAGCTACAAAAGAACAAAGAGAGCAAGCTTATGAGAATTATAAATTGATGTTGATGCAAAATCGTTCAGTGTATAATTTCTTCAAAGATAAACAATTCCACTTTGTGTGGCAATATGACAAAAGAGGTAGAGCTTATGACAAAGGCTACCATATACATTGTCAAGGCAATGAGTATAGGAAGGCAATGCTCAAATTTGCGAATGCACAAAAGGTAAATGAAAGAGGTTTAAGATGGCTCAAGATTGATATGGCTAATTCGTATGGTCTAGATAAAGAACTATTTGATGATAGAGTAAAGTTTATAGATGATAACATTGATGATATATTTAAAGACCCAAACAAATGGATAAATGCGGCAGAAGAGCCGCTACTATTTACAAGTGCATTAAGAAGCTATAAACAATATTTGGAAACTGGTATGTCAGACCAAATAGTTAGATTAGATGCTACTACAAGTGGTGTTCAACTAATGAGTGTTGCTATGCGTGATAAAGAAGCTATGAAACTATTAAATGTTATTGGCGATGATACTAGATATGATTTCTATACAGAAGTAGCAAAAGAAACATTTAGATTGACACCAGATTGGTATGGATGGGATAAAGATAAAGATGGGAAAGTAGATTTCGCTAAAATAAGAAATAAAACAAAGAAAGCTACTATGACATATTTCTATAATTCAGAATCTAAACCAAAAGAGATATTCGGATTAGGAGAAGAGTTACAAACATATTTCTCAGTGCTAAATAATCTAGCAAAAGGTGCTACTGAATTACAAAATTCGATAAATGAGCTTTGGGACAATGAGGCAACAGAGTATTGCTGGACTATGCCAGATGGACATTTTGTAAAGTGTCCAGTATTAGCTACTAGGAAAGCGAAAATCGAAATACCAGAAGCAAAAGGCGGTAAGGCATATATTAAGTATGAATACACTGATGTATGTGCTGGAGAAGAAAAGAAAAGGTCGTTAGCTCCTAATGTTATCCATAGCATTGATGCTTGGGTAATGAGGCAACTAGTAACTATGTGTAATGAAAGAGGCATAGAAATAAGCCCTATTCACGATAGCTTTGGATGTCATCCTAACGACTGCGATGAGGTGCGAAAGATATACAGACATATTCTAGCTAGAATATATAGAGAAAATATAGTAGATAATATACTTTCGCAATTAAGTGGCAAAGAAGTAGTAACAAATCGTGCAGACTTTGATGAAGATGTTTATCAAGCTATCAAAGACAACGAAAATGGCTACTACATTTGCTAATAAAACGAGCTGTTGCAAAAAATGCAACAACTAAAAAGAAAGGATTAAAAATGATTGTGTTTGTAGCTATTATATTACTATCTATAATTTTAGGAATTATCTTGGAATTAGAAGACAGGAATATATTGTAAGGCATAGGGGGCTTCGCCCCCTTTTGTGAATAAATAGTGCATTATGCACTAATATATTTTTTTTCTAAAAGGAGAATATTATGCTTATAGAAGAACAAGATGAAAAATTTGCAGAAATGGAAAAATACAATAAAATAGAAAATGAATTAGACAAAAATATAATAAAATTAGAAAATGAATTAAACTTAGAACATTTACCATTTCATAAATATTGTGATAAATATGGCAGCGTAATTCAAAATTTAGAAAGACGCTTAAATGAATTAACGCAAATTAAAAATAAAAAAGATAATATAACATATGACGACATTTTAAAAAATGCGTTAAAACCATTTAAATTTAGCGAAGGTTTTATTTTACCAAAACGAGTAAATAATGAACTTATTGAAAAAATAAATAAATATATTGAATATATTTATATCAATAATAAT